CTTCTTTGCCCACGCCCGCCCATCGAGGTTGAGATCGATAAACCGCGCCGGCTTATCACCGACGTCCTTCACGCCGGTGCCGCCATTAATCAATTTGCTCGCGAAGATTCTATCGCCGGCCACGTATTGAGGAACGACCCGCTGTGTCTCGGTGTCGGGGCTTTTGGTCGCCACGCGCTCGACGATAGCCGTGCTCCCCTCGAAGGCGGTCTGGTAGGTGTAGGTGATCCCGTTGCGGCTGGTCAAGGCTTGGCGCAGTAGATACGGCTTCGCGACCGGGATCTCGGTCGTGCCCGTGCCGGCCGAGGTGACCGCGTAACAGAGAACGTAGTCCCCCTTGACCTCTTTGATTTCGAAATGCTGGATCGCGCCCGGGCCCTGCGCGACGCCGCTGGCGTCGGCTGGCCCAGCCGCTCCCTCGCTGATGGCGGTGAACCGATCGACCGTCTCGTTCAGCCGCTTGGCGCTCAGCTTGTCGCCCTTGCGCCAGCGGGTGATCGCCGTCATAGGTAGAGGTCGAGCTGGCCGAAGTCGCGCTCCTCATAGATGGTCACGGTCTTGATGCCCTCGCCGTCAACCGGCTTATCCACCGGCCGCTGGGTGACTGGATCGCGAAATACCACCGTGGCGTCCCAGGTCTGCGGATTGTACTGGAACTCGTACGCCACCTCGTAAGTGAGGCCATTATCGATGGTCTGCCCATCGATGCGGGTGCAGAGGTAAGTGCGGGCGGCGCCGCCCCATAGGGTTCTGGCGTTGACAGTCCCGACGAATAAGCGGGCCTTGAAAATAGGCGTGACGTTCTCGCGCCGAGTCTCCGAGACGACGAGCTGCGGCACCGAGACATCGACATCCACGCCCTGGGTGATCTTCCGCCCGGCGAACTCGGCGTCCTCGTGTGTAACCGGGAAGGTATGGGTAACTGAAATCGGGGTCCGGAACCGGTCCTTTTGGGTGGTGGTCGACTGCACGGTGGAGCCGATGCGCACCACGCCGCCGCCTTGGCCGCTCTCGTTGGGGGGTGTCTCCTGGGGCTTGGGGATCTTGTAGACGAGGGTGATGTGAGCGATGTCGTTGCCGGCTTGGAGCTGGGCGCTGCGGCTGACGCAGCGTAGGCGCGGGATGGTCGGGTGGGGTTCGCTGAAGGCGGGGACCCCTCCACTGTTCATGGCGTTGTAGAGGAGTGCGCTCGCATTCCCAGAGAGCCCGCTGACGATGGCGATCCGGGTTGCCTCGTAGCCGTCCTCGGTCTCGTTGAGCGCCCCGCCCTCGATGACATCGATGGTGACGCTCATGCGGCCGCCGCCCCGCCCTGCGCCGGATTGAGCCGCTGGCGCAAGACTTCCAAGATCTGCACGAGCTGTTCGGACTCGACCCGCTGCACCTTGGGCGCACCGAAGTTCGCGCCTAGCGCGGTGCGCGCGAGATCGATCTGCAATCCCTGGCCGATGTCGGTTGCCCGCTTGGCTGCGGCCGGTCCCGCGAGCTGATCTTTGCTCAATGCGGCGATGCTCTCGGCGAGCTTGGGCGCGGTCAAGGTCTTGACGGTCTCCGCGGCGCGCTTCTGCGCGGCGGCGAAAAACTCGGTCACCTTGTTCTGCGACCCGGCGCCAAAGGCCGAGGCGATGTTTTTCTGCGCGTCGGCGAACAGTTCATCGGCCGCGCCACTGGCGTTGCGCGCGAACCCATCGGCGCCGAACAAGGCGCTTATCGCCCCAGCGCTCTTGAGCGCCAGTCCCGCGAAGCCCTGAAACCCGGCCGTTAGCCCATCGATTGTCCGCCCGATCACGCCCAACACGATGCCGACCCGCTCTACGGCGCCCTGCACGAACGCCGCCGCCCCGCCGCCCGACTGCGCAAATGCGGCAAACCGCTCGGCGGCTTCGGTGATGAGTGGGGAGACCTGCACGGCAAGTGTATTGCCTAGAGCGGTAAAGGCGGGCTGAGCGTTTTTGAGGGCGTCGTCCGCCGCCCCGACCAGCGCCGCTCCGGCCGCGCTCACCACGCCGCCAAAGCCCTCGATCTTCTGCCCGGCGGCATCCAGGCCCGCCCGTCCTTGACTGAGCACGTTCAGGAGCTGCACGCCGCCACGGCCGAAGATGGCCTGCGCCGCCGCCGCTTTCTGGGTTTGGTCGCCGAGCAGAGCGATGCGATCGGCAATGGTGCGGAAGGCCTCGGCCGGCCCCGCCGCCCGTAAGCTTTGGAAGTTGAGCCCCAACTGCGAGAAGGCCAACTGGGCGGTTTTCGACCCCAAGCTCGCCTGGCCCAGCGTGCGGTTCATGAACTGTAGCCCGGTGGCTAAGCTCTGCTGACTGACATCGGCGAGTGACGCCGCGTGCCCGAAGGCCTGCAGATCCTCGATCCCGAGTGCACCTCCAAGCGCGGCGCCCAAGCCCGCGAGCCGCCCAGCGCTCGCTATGGCCCCAGCAGAAAACGCCGACAGCCGCTTCTGGGCGCCGTCGATCCCTTTCTGAAAGCCCGCGGTGCGGGCGACAACCGAGACCGAGAGGGTTTGAATATTAGCCATGTTTGCGGTTGTGCAGCTCCGTGTAGAGGTTCATAAGCGAGCGCATATCGGCGAGCGTTTGCGGCTTCTGCTCCGCGGTGAAATCCGGCATGAAGTCCTTGGGTTTTGCCCGGCGGCCGTGCTTGCCTCGGAGCGCATTCGCGATGAGGGTGCAGAGAATGGCGTTACGGTAGTCCGCCCGTTCCTCGCCGAAGGGCTCGATGGTGTAATAGGCCTGCCACTCGGCGAACTCGCGGGCGTCGATCTCCGACTGCGCCTGGCCGACCGACATCCCGAGCGCGAGCGCCAATCTAAACCAGAACCGCCGCTCGGGGCGGCCGATCAGTTTTTTTTAAGTTCTTCGATTCCGCTACTTTCCAGGCAGCTCAACCGTTGTGAGCACTGGAAGATGCGCTCGAGCGCGGATCCAGCCTGCTCCTCGATCGCCGGGATGTCCTCGTCGGTGAACAATCGTTCACCGTCCTCGGTGCGCGCCGAATAGACCACGAGCTTCGCCCGGAGATGGCTGGGATCGTTGCGATTCGCCATCACGTGGGCCTCGATAGAGTCCCGCTGGGCGCCGGTCAGGGCGTAGACCCAGACCGTGCAGCCCCACTCCGGCATCTCGATCGGCTCCCGCGGGAGCGTATTGGGCGCGAGGATCCTCTGGCGTAGCGCTTCGCGATCCATTTATGCCACAACCGTGATCGGGCCGGTGAACTTGATCGTCGCCGTGCCTTTCATCACTTCCTCGACCGGCGCCTCGGACTCGAAGGAGGTCATAAAGCCGCTCGCCGACCAGGTGGAGGTATTGCCGGCGCCGTCGGAATTGTAGGTCACGGTGATGGTCTCGGCAGCATTCAAGATGGGCGGAGTCTTTTCGGCCTGAAAGTTGAACTCGACCTCGAGCTCACCGGGATCGGCGAGATTGCCGGGGATGAATTGCTTGTAACCCGACGCCGTTCCCATGTGGGTGGTCTCCTTGAAGTCGCGCTCGATGCCGCCCCAGCCGATGTTTAGAATCTCGCCAAAAAACCCGGTCTGAAACGTAATCGTTGCGCCCGTAGAAATCTTCATGTTTTGTCCTCTTACGCCTTACTCGGCGTGCCAAATGATAAATTCCATGCTCGCCCGGTGATGCACCTGCTCGCTGCCGTCCTTCGGTATCACCTGGTCGTCGCGAATGTTTTCCAGATACGCCCCGAATACCTGGAGCGCGATGGTGCCCATCGGTCCAGAGAAGCGATCGAGCTTCAACCGCACCTTGTTGACCAGGTCCTCGAGCGTGATCCCGGAGGTCGACCAGCGATTGATCTGCATGCGCGGATGCGCGACTCCGGCCCGCGCGGTCATATGCCGCTCGTGCGTGCTGCTGATTCGCTGATAAGTAATGAAGGGCAGCAGCGCATCGCGCGGCGCGACCCCCGGATAAATACGATCCACGACGATGGCGGCGACCGGCGCGTCATCGCGCAGCACTTGATAGAGCGCCTGCTTGAGGCTCATCCGATGGCCTCGCGGATCCCATCGCGCACCGCTGCGCGCATGATCGAGAAAACTTCCTCGCGCTTGGCGTCGGCCGCCGCACGCAGATAAGGCTGCGCCGGTTGGGTCCGGCTCCCGAACTCGACAGACGCCGGGTAGTAACCCGACGCGTCGGGATCGATCCCGAGTTCCGAGCGCTCGCCAGTCATGATCCTGATCCCGAAGCTCCCGCGTTTACCCGGCGCCGCCCGCACCTTGAGCGATTTTTTCAGGGCGCCGGAATCGACCGGCACCAGCCGCCGCGCTTCATCGCGTACCAGCTTGCCCGACTTGCGCATCCCCTGCCGGAGGAGCTTCTTCTGGACCTTGAGCGGCAGCAACTTGAACTGCGCTTGCAGCTCCGGAGCGCCCAGAAGCGTGATGTCGACGAATCCTGCCATGCATCAATCCTCGATCGCGGTGACGACCCACTCGATGCCGCGCTCCTCGAGGTTCTGGAGTGCGTTGATCTGGAATACTCGCGTCCCGAACAATATGCGGTGCGAGGCCGTGAGGCCGGCGAAATAGCGCATGCGTATCCGAAACACTGTGGTCGCCTCCACCCGATCGCGGCTGACGGTCTTGGAACCCGAGAGCGGCGCCACCTGGCCCCAGACCGTGGCGAGATCCGTATAAGTGATCGTCACGTTGCCGTCGGCGTCGCGCGTCTCGACCTTGGTCTGGACGAGGAGCCGCTGGCGGAGCTGTCCGGATTGCATCTAAATAGGCAGGATCCGATGCGGCATCAGCAACCGGTCGACCGCCATCGGCGTCACGAGCGGGGTCAGTCCCTGGCCGATGACCGCAGCCTCGCGGTTCTCGTACCAGTGCCCGATCAGCATCTTGGCCGCGAGCTTCAGCGCCTCCGGCACCAGTCCGGGATCGTCGCCGTAGCCGGCCACGTAGCGCACCACGACCGCATTCGGCACTTCGCGGGTCGACGGCCAGGCCTTGCCCCAGGCGGGTATGATTACAGCCGGCTCGCGCCGGGTATCGACCGTGTACTCGCTCGTGGCCAGGGTCTGAGTGGTGCCGTTGACGTCGGTATAGACGATCGAGGTCACGCTCAGGAGCGGCGGCCGCGGGAGAGTAATCCACGGGCACGGAAACGCATCGAGGGCTAGCTCGAGCGTCTGCTTGATGAGCGCGCGCGAGCATTCCAATTCGATCTGCTCACGGGCGGCCCGGATCAATCCCTCGATGAGCACGTTGACCTCGGTGACCGTCACCCGCAGATGGCATTTCGCTTCAGGCAGCGAGACCGGTTCGACCGTGGGATCGGTGAAGACCGTGAGCGCCATTTATTCGCCCTTCGGCTTGCGCTTGGCCTGCCCCGGCATGCCTCTAGCCGGGGTCGGCTTTGGCAGGACCGCGTGCTCGGGCGGCTGGATAGCCGCCGACTCGATCGGAGGGAATTCTGGAGGCCGATCGGCCTCCAGCGACCGGCAAAACCGGAAGTGCAGAGCGCGAGGCCGACGTCATCGGCGACCTCGTGCTCCCCCGGCAATAGCGCGCCCGCGGGGCCCGCCATGATGGTATGCAACTTAATGCGCATCTTAGACCGGCTGCTTGACCGCGTGGCCGCGGACGATGCTTGCCGCATATACGCCGCCAGTGGTGGCGCCGGAGACGGTCGAGACCGCCCGCACATAGCGCTTGGTGCCCTTGTAGCCGGCCTCTTGGTTGACGCTCGTGGCAAGAGCGGCGAGGGTTCCTTCGAGGTCCGCGGCGGCGACGTCGGTAAAGGTGCTGTTGTCGGCGGATTCCTGGAGCTTCGGCGTATGGGTGCCGTCGGTGATGGTGCCGACATGAAAAAATACCACCGCCCCGTTATAGCCCTGCAGATCGACGCCCGTGCCGGTCCCGGTCGCGGTGCGCGCGGCCGGAGCGAGCGAGTTCGCAAAGTCGATCACGTTCTTGAGATCTCTCATGGATTTAGTCCTCTGAATTGTGAAGGTCCCCGCGGCGTCGGGCCGCGGGGCATGGAATTTACGACTTTAGGCGCTTAGGCCAACTTGACGCGGGCGAAGGCCTCGCCGAGGACCGGCATGCCGTCGGTCTCCTTGCGGCCGATGAACCCGACCTGATTGGTCTCGGCATACAGCTCGAGCAACCGCTGCACCTGCATGTCAATCGCGTCGGCGATCCAGTAGTTCGAAAAGTCCGCGATCATTCCGACATAGAGCGCCGTCGTGAACGTGTTCGGCACGTACTCGGACATGAATACCGGAACGCCATGGATCATGTCGGGGGTGCCCTCCTT